TTTTGTAATTCAGCATCCTCAAAGATGGTTGAGTAAGTCATAATTATTTCTCGTAAATTATTTTTTTAACAACACACTTTGGATAGCAAGTGATATTACCAACAGATAACTTTCCATTATCATACGAGAAAGAACTGAAGATCGTAATCTTCTTTGGTGTTTTCTCATAAAGAAAACCTACATCCTCGCACCAAGAAAAATTAAAATCATCTACATCAGATAGATCATCATACCATTGTGATGAGCTACAAATATCCTGCCAGATAATTCTAACTTTTTTATAAGGTAGTTTATTATTTTGTTTCTTCATTCCACCAAGCCTTGTAAAGATCTTCGATCTTAACTTCACCTTTAGTCACTTCCAATATTTTTTTTACTGTACTTGGTTTTGGAAATCTTTTTTCTTTACTCTCAAGGCAATACCTTGATGAGTTGGTTGCGGGATTGATAGAATTAAATCCTAACATCTGTCCCAATGTATAGTGGGATATATTTTTTTTCTTTCGCCATTCAGCTAAAGTCATAGTTGCTCCTTTGTTTTGTTATACTATTAGGATTTATATAGCATGGATTTTTAATTTGACAACAAGTTTTATTATGCTAGATTGTGCAAAAACAACAAAGGAAAAAATGATTATAAAAGAAAACTTAAAACAATACTTTAATTTTTTAAATGGTGGTCAAGGGTTTGATCATTGGTCGCCATCATCCACACAAAACCTTACAAGATTTATTCTTAACTATTCTTTACCACAAGAACTAAGAAGATCTTTTTTTATTCGATACAAAGCACCCTTTGGTAATCTGGTAAACAACACAGCTCAAAGATTGCTATGTGAAATTTTATTTCAAGGCGATAAAAAAATAACCTTAGAGAATAAAGATTATGATGATGTCTTTCAACAAGAATTAGATGAGATTAATAAATTAACACCACCTGTAGATGACAAAGATAAACTAGGTAGAGATATGATGGTGGAGTTTGCACACCCTACAATTAAGAATGTAGAGAAAGCAGTTAAAGAAATATTTAATGATGAAAAATTAGTTGCTGAAAGATATGTGTCGAGCAAGGAAGATGAAATGCTGTTCGATATTATTGGTCGGATCGATTATGAAAGCAACAATAAGTTTGTGGAGTTGAAAACAAAACCGCCTACCTTAAAAAAGAAAAGAGGTAAGGATGAATACTACATGGCAACTACGCAGCTACCCGAAGAACCAGATCCAATGCACATTAAACAAGTAGCATTCTATTATCATTGCACTCAAAGAAAACCACACTTGGTTTATGTTAATGAGAATGAATATAAAATATTTGATGAGCAATACTATCAACTCAATACAAAATATTTAGAGGACCAATACAATTTAATGGTTCAAAGAATATTATCATGGGAAGAATTAATTGTGTTCTGTAAAGGAGACATTAAAAAGTTAGCTAACTTTTCAGAACCACCAGAATTAAATCACCCTTTTTATTATAGGGATTTAATACAAGAACAAAAGCAAACAATCAAAAACTTATGGGGATTGGATGCTTAACAAAAACATAGGAGAAAAAATGAAAACAAACATATATCAAAAACTACATAAGGCAGCTTGTGAAGCGGGTGGTGTGGCAAAAGGAAAGAAAGTTCCTGGTATGCACTTCAATCCACTACAACATGATGAGGTACAAAAGGTAGCAATGGAGTCATTGTTAAACAATGGGTTGTACCCTATCTGTAATTACACCAATGAGATCAAGGAAAACTTTGTTATGGTTACTTGCACCATGAGAATACATGATGTTGAAAACCCAGAAAGTTATGTTGACATCAATGGATGTTCGGCAATGGGAAACCTAGATAAGTTTGGTACAGGTAATGGTATGAGTTATGCCAAGAAGTACGCATTCTTGAATGCACTTAATTTAAAAACAGGTTTGGATAATGATGATGGTTATAAGGCACAACCTTTTAAACCAAGCAATACTAAACCTACTAATAATATTCCACAAACAAAAGTAAGTGGTACAGCTCACATAAGTGAGAAGTCCACTATTAGTGGTACAGGTCATCTCGACATGAATGTCGATATGAATCAAGTAAGAGATGCCATAAAATCAATCAATGATATTTATGCTCTAAGGAAATTTAGAAAAGATAATCCTAGCTTATTTGATCCTAATAAAAATCTCAGAGTGTATCGACAAGTCACAGATTTGTATGATGTACATGAGACTAAACTAAACCAACAAGGAGTAATATAATGAGTGATAAGATATATATAAAACTTACGCATAACGCAGACAAACAAGCAGGAGATAACAGACCAGTATTTGTTGCACCAATAAATCCTAAAAGTCCAGAGGGTAAAACTTGGAGACTTGGAGTAAAGATAGGAAATACTTGGTACAATCAAGCTGCATTTGATGATCTTGATGAGCAAGGTAATCCAACAGGAATTATCAATGTCGTCTTGACACCATCAAATTCTGGATCGACAGCTGCCAAGCCTAGCGGACAGCAGCAATCTTTTGGCAACAATAATAGATTTGCAAAAGGTCAAGGTTCAGATTATAAACAAAACAATTACAACAGATACTAATTTAGAGTCGTTGTAATTCAATGGTGTGTCGGAGTTTTTTGGGTTTACATTTGCTAGACTTTCCCTTTCTTCTAGCTTCCCTCTTTGTTTTTCTCTGGCACACCTTTAAAAACAAGATATGAAAGTAACAGATTTAGATAAAGAAATTAAAAGTAAGATCGTTGAAGATCGTCAAAAAGATTATGGAGACTATCAATATAATTTTCATATGTTAGCAGAGATGTTTACATTGGTCCTTGCTGATAATCTAAAAAGAAAAATAAAACCTTATCAAGTAGGTCATATTATGATGGCACTTAAACTTTATAGAGCAACACGAGGATATAAAGCTGACAACTATCACGACATGAGTATCTATAATGATATGTCATTTAGCTTACATAAAAAAGATATAGACAAACAGGATAAAACATGACAAAATACAAACGAATTATTAATGGGGAATGTCATTTTGAAATGATTGAACTCTTTGATGATGTAGAGAAAGCTGCAAACAACTCGAATAGAGGAGAGTTTGTAGAATGCAAGATCGAAAATTTAAAATTTGATTTTGCAAAAGTAACAAAGGAGCATGATGGAAAACATCAAGATGCACTTGCAAAAGCTAAAGGATCTTCAAGCGAAGAAACATCAGAAGTTCCTGGAAGCAAAGCATAAAGTAAATAAGTATCAACAAGATTCTTATAAATTACTTTGGCAAATTGAGCAGGTGAAAGAAAAGTTATTAGCTACTAAATAGTTAGTAATTTAAAAATTATAAAAAAACAATAAAATCTGTAGGGGATCTATGACTAAAATTGAAAGTAAAATGTTTGGTGAGATTAAACTTGCCATGAAAGCTGGACACTATTCCAATCTTTCTTACAAAGAAAAACAAATCTATAAGAACGCATTTAAGAATGGTTATAAGTTAGCTAAGATACACATCAACAAAAGCAAACAAGAATTTAAACCAAGAAGAATTATCACACACTCTTATTCGACACCTAATGATAAAGTTTATTTACTTATAGATAAAGTATGTAAGAAATATTTTATCAGTAAGAAAGAATTGTTTAGCAAGATTAGAACTCAAGATGTAGTGAGAGCTAGAAATATTATTCACAATCTATTGAGTGAGAAATATAATATGAACCTATCTAATATTGGTAGATATTTTGGACAAGATCATACTACAGTTTTACACTCCTTACGAATGAAACATAACAAGCAAAGATTTTGGGATTCAAATCAAACGATATGGCAAGAGTATCAAGAGTTAAAAGAAATATTGTAGGTGTTAATTGGCATCTTCGTTATCGATTAAAGATAGAAGATCTTGAACACAAACTAGATGATATGCGTTTGTATGTTCGGCAGTTAGAAAGAAAGTTAAAAAAACTTACTTCTTCTTCTTTGGAAAACCCATCAACATATTGTGATAAGCCTTATCAGAAATTGTAGATTTCTTTTTAGATCTACTGATCCCTTTTTTCTTTCGCTGATTGATGTTATAATATAAACCTTTTTTTGGCATTAGTATTTACCTTTCATTTTCATTTTCATTCCTTTTTTCTTCGCATATTCTTTTGCTTTTTTCTTTCCAGCTTTCGTATAGCTGAACTTCTTTTTTCCGACCATTGGCATTGTTGTTCTCCTTATATTTGCGTTCACAATAATTATCAAAACAAGAACCATCTTTACCATCATGGCAAAAATATTTCTTACTATGAGTTATAATCCAACCACCATCAGTATTCAATAGTTCTCTACCACATTCTCCACATATTCCACAAAGTAATACTGTTGATTTTTTTTTAACCCAAGAATTTTTTTTGGCTACCATGCCTTGCAGGACCAATATCTAGGTGTCAATTTATTGGTAGCTGTAGAGCAGTTGTGTCTAGCTCTGAAGCTCTTTCTTCTTGCAGGTATTTGTTTCTTGATTGTCATCTTAGGATCACCAAATCTAACTAGCTTAACCTTGCTACCTACCTTTGCTAAGACCGCTGATTTCTTTCTAGCACCTGGTGTTTTCTTAGGTTTATTGTAACCAGAAAATCTTTCACCTCTGTATGTTATCGCCATTGTTTACTCCGCTGGACTATTATTGTTTCCATTAATATAATTATATACTCTACCAATTGCTTTATCTATTCCAAACAATTCACCTTTAATATAATTTGTATCTTCTTTTAAATCAACAATAGATACTAATACCCATGTGCATAAACCAAATAAAGCACTACCAGTAAATCCAATAATCCATTTAAGATCAATCTTCATTTAGCAATCTTACCTTTGTTAATACCTTTTTTAATTACATAATCCTTAGTACCATTCGCACCATGCTCAACTTCTTTTTTAAGATACTTAAATATATTCATCTCTTTTAATTTCTTTTCAGTATGCTTCTTAAATGATTCTAAAACTTTAGTGTCTCTCATTTGTTTTTACCTACCATTTTCTTAATCCATTGTTCTTCAGTAATAACCTTTTTAAGTTTCTTTTTCTTTTTCTTTTTAGATTTTTGAAATTGTTTTTCAACCCACTCTACCCATGAGTCTATCCAAGCAAAGAATATATATAATAATCTATCAATCATTTACCTTGACCTCTATATTTTTTTAAGGATCTTTTCTTAGACTTATTCATGCTAGACATTTTTGGTCTACGACCTATAGAAGTTTTCTTAGGTATTCTTTCGTGAGGTAATTTATTTAGATCGAACTTTACTTTTGCCATAAGGTTTCTTCTTTTTCTTCTTACCAGTTTGTTGTGCAAGAAGTGTAGGTTTCTTTTTGCTGTATTGTGATACAAACATTGTAGGGATTTGTTGTGACATATTATTTCCTCTTAATTAAATCAGTTGCTTTAAGACCATAGACACTTGCTATGACACCCACGAATATAGTCTGATACCAAAAAGGTAGATCAGAAAAGTATTCAAAGAATAGTTTCATCTTCTCCATGTGTTCTGGATTGTCTGACCATACAGCAAAGCCAAGCATTACGATTGGTACTGACAATAAAATTAAAATAAATTCATCCTTCCAATCGGATTGTCTAGCTTCCAATAACTTGCCAGAGTATTCCAACTCACCCTTGCTCATCATCTCTGCGTGTTTCATCTGAGCATCAGACATCAGCATCTTAGTCTTTTGTCTATTCTTATAGATATGACCACCTGCATCGATTGCTAATTTGATTGCACTTAACCACATTATCTTATGTCTCCTATGATTGGTTTGTATTTTGTTTTACCACCTTCTTTGAATGCTCTCAAGAATTGTTTTCGTGGCTTATCAGAGTAGGAACAATGTACCCATCCAGAGTTAGGTTCGCCAAGAGTGTAAAATTCCAGGATCATTTGATCCCAATCTTCAAGGTTATCTTTAATCCAATAAGCAAGATCAGCATTGTCAACTCCTGCTACTTCAAAGTCTGCTGCCATTCCTTCTGCGTGTTGAGAGTTAAGTGAGCTGCCAATCTTAACGCAAAGTTCTGGTGATCTGAATCCAGAGGTTACAGTTACTGGACCAAAATGATTACGAACAGGTTGTAATATTTTATTGCATAGCTCTTTTAGTTTTACAATCTGATCCATGTTAGGTTCATTAGGTATATTATTTCTGATTGCAAAATCAGATTTAGTGAGTTCTTTTAATGTGAAGTTCTTGGATAAATTCATTCGTATATTATTTTAACATTTAATTTTTTTTGTTCCTTAGTTGTGTGTCTATTAATAAACTTGCCTTTAAGTTTTCTTCTATAGCCATCCTTTGCAAGATAGCTGTCAACCTTCCTGTAGTTTTTAGACTTAACATCATAAGCAGTATACTCACCTGTTGTCATATTTAAAGTAACAATATCTATTGGACCTAAGCCACCAACTGGTGCAAATACTATTAGATTAGGATCTTGTGCAAGTCTAAGTTGAGCAGTAAGCTCAGAAGTTAAACCTGTGATAGCAGTTTTTCTACGATTGTTATTAGCCATTGTATTTAAAGAAGCCTACCAAAGCAGTAACAATTCCTGCTAGGAAGATCAAAACATTAACCGCACCTTTACCTTTGTTCATGTCGGTTCTTAGATCTTTAACTTCTTTTTTTAATTCATCGATTGCATTGAATAGAGTTTTCATTCTTTCCGCACAGACTTTCTCATGCGAAGATAACCTATAGCCTACTAGCTCATTAGGTGGAATAGATACTGATTTTTTTTTAACTGTCTTTCTCATTGTTCTGATGCTCGTTGCAAAAATAGTTCATATATATTTTATCCTTATTAATTCTATCTTCCATTTTAATTGAAAAATCAACTATCAATTTTCCACCTGCACCGACACACTCAGACCAAGAATTAAATTCTTTTGAGATTGTCATGGTATTATTACAAAAGCCTGTGATTGCTGAACAAATCGTAAAGGCTAATATAAATTTCATT